AGCTGTTACATCTTCAGAATGTATTACATACCAAGCACCACCTATGTAGGCTTCGATGTCTACTGTACCTCCTGAAGTTACGGATGAAGAAGCAATAATAAAGGTCCAACCCTTAGAACGCTCTACTAAGAATGAACTGCCAGCCCCTGTTGAATTAACAGATGATAGCAGAGTCTTTTTTGAGAGTGTGCGAAGCATATTATTATATAGTTATAGTTAATAAAAGTTAAGACATGTAAACACCAGTACCGCCTGTAGCTCCTCCAAGTGTAGGTCTAGCTGAACGCTTCAACTGTGCCTGTGCTCCTCTTCTTTTCTTAGTAGGCTGTGTTTGTCTAACAGTCTTAGGTGCTTCAGCAACAGGAGGCGGAGGAGGCGGTGGTGCTGGAGGAGGAGGAGGAGGTGGAATGTTAGGTGATGACATGCACATGGTCAGTCTTTTGTTAAAATGTTTTCTTGAAGCTGTTCGTTATAAGTTTGTCTAAGGAATCTAATTACAGACACTTGTCCACTTTTAAACCAAACATCTTTTTCTGAGTTCGTCAAGTCAGGACATTTGTCAGGAAATAATTCTTCTAATCTTTTAACAACAGCCTCACTTATCATAGGCATTAGTTGATCTTCTTTATTCATTTGTGTAACTCCTATCATCTAGTTCATCAGGTAACTTACCTGTTCTTATCATATCTTCTGTCCAAAGGAAAGCACTGGCATTCCAAAGGATAGCACCTGCGTGATCTTCTGATTCATCTCCTTCACTTAATGCTAACAGATGTCTACTCATACTATCTATTAATCTACTTAATGGGAATCCGTTGTGCCAGTTGTTGTCTCCGTACATTTTCCCTCCGTCTTCAAATCGTTTGGCAAGGGATCGAATGGCGATTGGAGGAATAAGGCTGAATCGTCCTCGTCCAGTAGCCCTGTCACGCTGTGCACCTGTGTTGTAATTCTCCTTTTGTCCGCTATTTGGTAGTTCTTCGGTGTCCATAGTTTTGTTATTTGTTTTTGTTTTTTATTATATTGTTCTTTTCTTAATAGTCTTGCCATCCAAGCATTTATCAAAGCATCCTGTTCTGTCTGTCCCTTCTTCTCGTACAAAGCTACAACAGATTCCCAAGTGTATCCATATTTATCTAACCATCTTTCCGCTGCAATAGGACCGACACCTTTGACTCCACTGAATCCATCTGTAGAATCTCCCATCAATGTCTGTACTAAGTGGAAGTTGTCAGCTTCTTCCTCTGTTGGTTCGTGGTATTCCTCTCTGTTATAGTCATAGAATATTCCTGGCACTCCTTTGAAGTCCTTGTCTATACTAACAATGATTCTCTTGTCTTTCCAATTAGGATACTCAGTAGCTAAGATACTTAATATATCATCAGCTTCTATGTTAGCCCAAAGCTGTGCGTTAAGTTCATTAATCATCCATTCCTTCATAGGTTTTAAGATGATAGGTAGTACTGACTTTCTTCTGTTAGACTTGTAGTCAGGGAATAGTTTCCTTCTGAAGTTAGCTCTGTCACTCAACGCTAGGACTACTTCGTCAGCTTTTAACAAGTCCTTGAATTGTTCTATTCTTCCTATTACTCTTTCCTTTGCAACAGTCATGTCAGCATGAACAGTCCAAAGCTCCTCTTCCCATTGTATATTTTCCTGTGCTATAATTGAAGATTCAAATGCTAAGACATCTGCATCAATTAGTATTGTTGTTTTACTCATAGAATATGCTCCAGTTGTTTTGGTATTTTTTATGTTTTGATTTACTGTTAGGTAATGTACTTAACTTTATAGTGAGTCCATGTATATTATCTCTAGGTATTAACCACCAAGTCTTCTCAGGTAAAACATAACATCCTACAACATCTATTGTATCACACATTGTAACTTTTCTTGTACAGCCTGATCCACAATTAATGCCATAGGAATTAGTAGATGTCTTTTTAGTTGTAGCTTTGATCTGTACTTTTAAAGTACCTGCTGGACAAGTGACAATGAAGTCCCAAGGCATAGGTGTTGTTGGTATGTGAGGTTCAAAGTCTCTCTCTAAACATTCTGTTATGAACCTAGACTCAGCTATTGCTCCGATTCGTTGGGTATTTGAAGATGGCATAGGAAATCTTAGGTCAACTGTATCGTACAATTCTGCAACCTTCAAGTGCCAATCATATTCAAGTTCCGCTGTCATGTTTTCTTTCCCATCCAATTAGGTAAGCTAGGAACTTCTTTAACAAATCTATGTCGTCTTTAACTTTACCCATTGATTGATTACATCTGTTACATAACAGACCTCTTATCTTCCCTGTCTTATGGCAGTGGTCTACATCTAAAAGTCTTTTATTACCTGGACTTTGTCCTTGTCGATCACATATAGCACACTTTCCTTTCTGCTCTGATAACATTTCTTCGTAATCTTCGGGAGTTATACCATATCTATTTTTAAGATGTTGCCTCCTCCATATAGCTTCGTAATGCTCAGGGTTTTCTTTAATGCGTCTTCGTTGTTGCTCTCTTCTGCAATTCTTACATCTTTTCCCATAACCTGTTTTTGATTTTTTATCTTTAATCATTTCCGTTATGAGCATAGTCTCTTTGCAGATGTTACAAGTTTCCGTTTTCATCTTAGTGTGTCTCTGCCCATGACTTACCAATCTTGTACTCACCATCCATAGGACAGTTAAGCTTCAAGTCTTTACCTGCTGCTTTGATTGCTTTGATTGCTAACTCTCCGTATGTCTCAGCAAGTTCAGGTTTAACTTCAGCTTGGAACTCATCGTGAATATTACCAACAAATGAATACTCCCTTCCGTGTTGCCATCCTAAAGTCTGTAACTTGTTGTGTAACTTTATAAGTGCAACCTTCATAACCACAGCACCAGCAGATTGAAGTAACATATTAAGTGCAGCGTGTTCTGATCTTACAGGTAGTTCTCTACCATCCAATCCAAGTAAACTTGCAGAGCTTCTTACTTTCTCTTCTATCCTTTGCTTGAGTATCTTTAACGCAGGTAAGTTAGATAAGAACTTCTTCTTTAATATTGCACCTTCTCTTTGTGAACCTCCAACTATCTGTCCTATCTTAGCATCACCTGCACCGTAAAGGAATCCATAGATAAAAGTCTTTGCTTGATCTCTAGTCTCTAACTTAGCAGCTTGTTGATTAACTGTGTGGATGTCTCCTTCAAGGATAGCTTTAGTGTACTCACCTCCATCCCAATTAGCTAGGTAATGTGCAAGCATTCTTAACTCAAGTCCACTAGCATCCACACCTACTAATACATTACCATTGAGTGGGATGAATAAACTTCTGCACTCCTTTCCGTACTCAGCTCTTACTGCTGGTACTTGTGCTAGGTTAGGTTTGGAATGTGTACATCTTCCTGTGACTGCACCGTTTGTATTGACTCGTCCGTGAATCCTTTTATTCTTAACTAACTTAAGCCATCCATTCTCGCCCTCAGCCAATGCTCCTAGTCTTTTTACGACTAACAAATATTCGAGCAGAAGTTCGGCAGCTGGATGGTTTATCTTTTTAAGAGTAGGTTCATCAACCTTTATAGTCTTTCCATCCTCACTAACAGGTATCTCATATCCAAGTTCTTCAAAGCGTTCCTTGATCTGCTTCCTGCTACCAGGATTAAAAGGTATGATCTCTTCCTTTACATCGAGTGCTTTAGCTTTGTTAACTAAGTTCTGTACCATACCTCTACTCTTGAGTATGCTTTTAAGTTCTACTTTGGTAGCTGCATTGATTACTTCAACTCCATCCATGTGCTCAATAGTTAAACTATATCCCTTTGGAGTCTTCATCTTTTTAACAGTAGGTTCAAATATAGCTTGCAGTTTATCTTGCAGCTTTGCTCTTAATTGAATCAGCTTTTGTTCTAGTACTTCTGCTGCTGCTATATCAAACCCAAAGCCCCTGCTCTCTTGCAGTCTTATGATGTAAGCGAACCAATGTTCTATGTCTACCATCTTCTTACTAGGTAACTTGTTAATGAAGTATTCATACAAGGTCTTAGTCACTAGTACATCACGCTCACAATACTTCTTCATCTCCTCATTGTAGCTGTCCCATGCGTCCTCGTTCTCTCCGTAAGTAAGCTTTAACAACTTACCCATCCTGTGTCCCCATGCTTTCAAGCTGTGACTACCTACTAACTTAGGATCAAAGTCCTTACGCTTGAAGTCTTCCTCTCTTAAATCAGGATGAATACATCTGGACATTACTAATGTATCCTGTACCTGCACTAATGGTGGATAGAAGTCATACAACTTAGACAATACAGGCAAGTCAAAACCTATTATGTTATGTCCTACAATCTTGTCGGCTTTTGCTAACATCCTGCATCCCTCTTCTATACCATCACCACTAAAGGTAATCATCTTCTGTGCTATTGGATCGTAGATTGATAAGCAATGTACAACTTCAAGGTCACTAAGATTAGTGAAGTCTTCAATGCCATTTGTTTCTATATCAAAGAATAGTATTTTCATAATTTTAAAATGGTGCTTTGTCTTTAAATACATTCTCATCCTCAGTATACCTGCCACTGTCTTGTTCGTAGTACAATGTAGTAGCAAGTCCTGTCTCACCTGAGAATCTATTCTTAAGCACCCTTACTTTTGTTTCGTTATTGTTTTCTTTTTGTTGATTTCTCTCTAATCCTAGTACCATATCACTAAGTTGTGGTATAGAATGACTACCTCTAAGGTCTGATAATCTAGTTACTCCACCCTCTTCATGTCCTCCACCATTCGGTGGTCTTCTAAGGTGTGAGACTAGCACCATTCCACATCCAGTCTCTTCAACTAGGCTTCTAAGTTTTGTCATTGTATTATCTATTAACCTTCGTTCATCGTCACCTTCGATACCACTAACAACAATAGATAGATGGTCAAGAAATATCCACTTGCATCCTAATCCTTTGCATAGGTACTTGATCTTACTTAACAGATTGTCAGACTCAGTACTTCCGAAGTGGTCATAGGTATAGAACTTTCCATTACCTACTGTATCTTCAAATGCTTTACGAAGTTCTTCCTCCTTCAAGTCATTCTCCAAGTGTAATGGTTTGTTAACATGAATACCCATGATCCCAAGTGCAGTCCTTCTTACTGACTCCTCAAGTGCTATGTATCCTACAGTCTGATCTAGTCCTAGGAGGTGGTGACAGACTTCACGACAGAACAGAGACTTTCCAATCCCTGAACCAGCACAAAGTGTCACCAACTCTCCCCTCCTAAGACCATGTGTCATCTCATTTAAGGAAGCATAAGGATAGGGCTGACATTCAGATGTGTCTTCCTTTGTTACTGCCTCCCATATCTCTTCTCCTCCTACTATCCCATCAGGTCTGTACTCTCTTGCTTGCCAAAGGCAATTCACCAACTCCTCGCTACGCTTTGCTACTAACATATCATTAGCATCTTTAAGAGGTAACTCTGCGATGTGTGCTTTACCAGGTGTTAGCAGGGCTGCACATTGTGTAGCTCCACTCCTTCCTGGATCATCATTGTCAAAGCAGAAGATTACTTTCTCAAAGGATTCCAACCAATCGATAGCCTGACTAACATATTTCTTAGCTCCTCCTGCACCGTTAGGTACAGATACTACTGCCCACTTGTTACCGAATGCTTGGCTTACAGATAGTGCATCAATCTCACCTTCACACACTACCACTCTCCTTCCACCACTACTCCAAAGGTGCTGTCCATATAAGCCATACAGCTCACCCTTGATAGAAAAAGTTTTGTTTGAGAACCTAAGCTTCTGTGCTACAAGTGTTCCGTTCCTAGATTTATAGTTAGCTATATGTACTGGTTCACCATTGTGTTCTCCAATATGATAGCCCCATTTCTGACATGTCTCTTTAGTTATATTTCTTCTAGCTATTTCTTGTGGTCTTCCATTTATAAAATTAGTTTCACTCACTTTGTTTATTTGTTTTCTTTCTTTTGTTTGTCTGCTTCTACTGTATGTATTGCAGCTGAAACACATTGTGCTTCCGTCTGCGTTGACTCCGACAGCGTCACTCGATCCACATTTATCACATTGCTGATGCGTTCTTGTGAAAGCCATGACTTTGGTATTTGTTTGTGTGCATATAATATTCCTTTCTTCTCACACCATTGTGCGTAGGTAGTCTTGCTACCCTTACGAAGTTTGTTATAAGCATTCATAAACACTAACCTGACATCTAACTCAGGATGCTGTTCACGAATTAACAAGTGCTTTGATCTATCCTCACTGACCCATCTACCCTTAGTCTCAATGATGATTCCGTTGGGTAGTATAAAGTCAGGAGTGTAGGTACTCAGTCTCTTGTACTCAATGACTAACGATTCGTAAGAGTAGCAGACCCCACACCTTTTAAGTTGGTTTGCTATTCTCTCTTCAAATCCAGACCTAAAAGTCTGCTTTGATGATGTCTTCTTCTTCCTCTTCGGCATCGAGTGCTCCTTCAAGTGATTCACCTCCGTTAATATAGCCGCCTTCAACTTCAGTAAAGCCAAAGCTTTCAGCTGCTTTATCACTCAGACCACCATCTCCTAACTCGATTACTTGGACTGCTAACAAATCAAGGCTCATTCCAAAACCAGTTGATGCAACATACCAAAACCTAGGACGAACTGCTAACTTAACCTTTGATCCACCTCTTACCAATGTATCTTTCAGTGGCTTACCTTTTGAATCGTACAATGCAATAGACTTTGCAGGTCTTGGATCTCCGTTCTTGTAAGCACCAGCTAATACATTCTTTAACTTTGCTTTTACTACCCA